AAAGGGCGGCCCGCAGGCTGGGCGGAGAGGGGATCTGGTGCGCCGAGCCTGCGGGTTTTGCCGTCGGAAGGCCGAGGGGAGGCGGCGTTTCCGGTGGTGCCCTGTCTGGTCGGGTGACCGGACGGGGCGGAGTATAAGCGCGCTTACTTTCAGAATGCAAGCACGCTTATATCGTGGCCGGGCAAGATGGTGCCAGGGAGGGGGCAAGGGGCTAACTGGTAGCCCTGGCGCCTCCCACTCACAGGGAGAGGTTGCATGAAGCAATTGGTGTTTGGGCTTGTAGCTGCCTTCGCGTTGGTCGGGTGTGCGACGACGCCGTCAGAAGCGGAGCAAGTCGCGGCGGACTACGGTGCGCCTATCGATCAGGCCACTGCCGAAACGCTGGCGAAGGGCTATATCGCGACCAGGCTGAAGGATCCAATGTCAGCGGTATACGCTTGGGACGCTGTGGCTAAAGGGTATTCCGGCGCTGCGCCGATCGCGGGCAGGAAGTTGACCTATGGCTATTTGCTGACGGGTACCGTCAATGCGAAGAACAGCTTCGGCGGTTACGTCGGCGCCACGCCCTACCAGTTCCTGTTCCGGGACGGGCGACTGGTCTATTCGGCGCGGCAAGATTGTCTGCAGCCAGGCAGCTGCTATATGGCGCCATTCTGAAAGCAAGTTGCGAGGGAAGGGGCCGATGCCAACAAAGATCGCGCCCCTGCCAAGTTATGCGGCGCAGCCCTCACGCATTTCCAGCGCGGGGCTCTGCTGTAGCGAGGCTATTTCGTAGCTGATCGATTCCACAGTGCATTCATTGTTTCGTTCTATGTCCGCTTGCAATCGGCTTAGCTGTATGTCGGTGAGTGGTGCGACGCCCGGGATGCTGAAAACAGCCGGGGAAAGCTGCCCGTTAAGCCTATAGGTGATGCGCAGCCGACGCTGCCTAGCGCAGCTTTCGCGCCGCGCTGATTCGAACTGTCTATCAGGTTTGTGGGGTGCCACAACATGCATCCGTGCTTTGCTTCCTTGGGCAGCGATCACGCGCTGTGCCAATACCTCAGCTAGCGCCTCGAGCGTACCCGGCTTGTGCTTTGTCATCAGTTTCCCCCTTCAGTTTTGCGGCTAGAAATTTGCTGAAGTCGACGACGTTCTCGGGGGTAACGGTCTGTTCCTGGTGGTTGGCCAGGTATTCGTAGGCGTAGGAGAGCGGGATGCCGTCAGATTCGTTGTCGAACGTGAGGCTCAAATTCTCTAGCGTCAATCGAAGTAGCTTCAGGGCGGCTGAGATTGTTGCCGGATCCATTCGCAGCGATTGAGAAAGGTTGTAGTCCGAGCTTTCTTCGCCCACGCCATGCCGCTTGGGCCCAGCGCCACTGATCAGCCACTCGATGCGGAAGCCTGGGTAGATGGCTGCCAGCTTCTGGGCAGTGTCGCCGGAAAGGGACTTTGATGACCCACTTTCCAGCTGGTACAGCGCTGACGGCGTGATTCCGGCCTTTTCGGCTGCGGGCTTGGTTTTCGGGTAGCCGGATTGTTCCCGGGCATACACAAGGCGGTCTTTTAGGGACATGGTCATATAAGCCAGCTTATAAGGCCGGAGTAAAAGCGTGCTTGCATTGGAAAAGTAAGCGTGCTTATACTCTCGCCCCATGGATATCAAACCCATTACGAAAGAGCAGGCCATCGAGGCCTACGGCGGAAACACGGCGGCCCTGGCGCGTGCCTTGAAGATCACGCCATCGGCCATTTACCAGTGGCCGGACGGCCCGATTGCTGAGGGCTATGCCCTGAAGCTGCGGTTTGTGCTGAAGCCGGAGGTTTTCCAGCCTTGTGTGACACCTGCGCCCAGCGAACAGCTGGCAAGGGTGGGCTGACATGCGGAAGCTCAGCCAGCTCCAGGTGATGGAAACGGTGATCAAGAACTGGCGCCGGCAGGAACCACCGGATGGCAGCTTCGCGCCGTCAGTACGGGGCACGGCTTGGTTTCTCTGGGTGATGGTCGTCGGCCTGCTGCTGTTGGGCGGGCTGGCGGCCATCGTGGCGTGGTTCCCCAAGCCGAAAGAACACTGCGACCACCGCACCTGGACCGGTACGCACATGGAATGCGCGCAAGACTTGCAGGCGGATGCGGGTAGGAAAGGGCAGGACGTTGTGCATGCGCGCAGTGTCGATGGCTTGCGTCATCAGGAATACGTTCACGGAGACCGTCCGTGAACATTGACGACGCCGCCCATGCCGTGGTGCACGACTACCCCGGTGGCAGCCCTTCGTTGGCGCCACGCATGGGCATGTCTGCTGCGATGCTGCGCAACAAGGTCAACCCCAACGACACCACGCACCACCTGACGCTGAAGGAAGCGCAACGCCTCACGCTGATCACAGGTGATGCGCGTGTGCTGAAGGCGTTTGCCGGTGAGTGCGATCACGTGGTGATAGAGCCGCGCACGCATGACGACGACGCGGCCAGTGACATGGCGGTGCTGGAGATGATGGCAGCGCTGTGGTCAAAGCAGGGCGACCTGGGCACTACGATCCATCAGGCCTTGGCCGATGGTGCGCTGACTGAGCAGGAGTTTGATCGCATCAAGGATGCTGCCCTCATCATGCAGGGCAGGGTTGCGGCGCTGCTGCGACGCTTCGAAGGCATGGTGGAGCGTTGACTGCCATGGCCATGGGGAGGCCAGCACACTGGAACCGCAGCGCACTCGCACATCCCAACGTGCAAGCAAACGCTGGTCTGCTGCGTGCAATGGCTGAGCTATACAGCGACGCACCTGGTCTCACTGGTGACGATGCCATCGCCGAGCGCGAGCGCATACGCATCGAGGATGACGCCAAGCGCGCAGGCCAAGGCGTGCTGATGCTTGAGGTCAAGGCATGACCATGCCCCCATCCCCCCGTGTGAATGCAACACGCCGCGCTGCGCCTACTGAATCAGACGCGCAACTGTTAAGTCAGGCCTTAACAAATTTAACGAATGCCGTTCATGGGTCCTCCCTGGAGGGTGCCTATGCGGGTAATTCGGACCCCGTTTGCTGTGTAGATAGTGGGGTCAAGAGTTACTGAATGGCCGCGAATTACGATGACGTCCTAGGCCAACTGCGTGACGCTGGCCTGCTGGTCGACACCCTCGAGATTGGCACGACGCGCATGGTCCGCTGCAAAGTGGAAGGCGGCGGTCGTGAAAAGCGCGGCTGGTACATGCTGCACGAACTGCAGACGCCGAGCGGCGAGCTGCTCATCGTCGGCAGCTACGGTGTGTGGCGAGGCAACGACAACAGCAGCAGCAAGATCGAGCTGCGCAAGCGAGACAAGGAATTCAGCCAGGAGCAACGCGACGCGCTGAAGCGTCGCATCGCTGAAGACCGGAAGAAAGCCGAAGCCGCACGCAAGCGTGAAGCCGACATAGCCGCCCGCCGCGCCGAGGACATCTGGGCGAAGCTGGCACCCACCGGTGAATCGGATTACCTGGCCAACAAGGGCGTCGCGCCGCACGGCCTCCGCTTCACGCCGAACGGATCCGCGGTGCTGCCGCTGCTCGATGCGAACGGCAGGCTACACGGCCTGCAGTTCCTGCGCACCGCTGCCCAGGCGAAGATCGCCCGCCGGCCGGCGAAGGAGTTCTGGCCGGCTGGCCTGATCAAGAAAGGCCACTTCCACCTCATCGGTGCACCGGACTGGATCGTCCTGGTGGCCGAAGGTTACGCCACCGCGGCTACGCTGCACGAAGCGACCGGCTACCCAGTGGCCGTCGCGTTCGATGCGGGCAACCTGGCGCCCGTGTCGGAAGCACTGCGCAAGCGCTACCCCAAGGTGCGCATCCTGATCTGCGCCGACGACGATGCTTTCAGCGAAGGTAACCCGGGCGTCAGCGCAGCCAGTGCAGCAGCGCTGTCCGTCTCGGGCGCCTACGCCGTGCCGCGCTTCGCCGACGATGACGCCCGCCGCGCCAAGCACGCTGCCAACGGTCACAAGCTCACCGACTACAACGACGTGCATGCGCTGGAAGGCCTGCACGTCGTGCGTACCCAGATCGAAGCCCGCCTCTCGGAATTGCAGTGGAGTCGCCCTGCGCCAAAAATCGCGGTCAACCCCACCATCGGGGGCGAGGGGAACGCGGCCATCGTGCCGTTCACCAGCTATGACGAACTGCTCAAACGGTTCGCGCTGGTGTATGGGCAGGGCGGCACGGTCTTCGATCGGCAGGAACATTGCCTGGTCACGCTGTCCGACATGCGCGATGCGTGCGTGCGCAAAGACGTGCACCGCTTCTGGATGGAACACCCTGCCCGCGACATCGTGCGCGTGTCGGAAGTTGGCTTTGATCCAGGCGGTGATGACCCGCAAGTGACCTGCAACCTGTGGGCCGGTTGGCCGACCCAGCCGGTGGAAGGCAAGTGCAGCAAGCTGCTGGATCTGCTGTGGCACATGTGCAGCGGCGAGAGCGACGCGCAGCGCCTGTATGACTGGGTGCTGCGCTGGATCGCATACCCCATCCAGCACCCCGGCGCGAAGATGAAAACCACCCTGGTGCTGCACGGGCCGCAAGGCACCGGCAAGAATATGTTCTTCGAAGCGCTGATGGGCATCTATGGCCAGTACGGGCGCATCATCGATCAGTCCGCCATTGAAGACCGCTTCAACGACTGGGCCAGCCGCAAGCTGTTCCTGATCGCCGACGAAGTGATCGCACGCTCCGATCTGTACCACGTCAAGAACAAGCTCAAGGCCTTCATCACCGGCGATCGCATCCGCATAAACCCGAAGAACATGGCGGCGTATGAGGAACAGAACCACGTCAACGTGGTGTTCCTGTCCAACGAAACCATGCCGGTGGTGTTGGATGAAGATGACCGGCGCCACGCTGTGATCTGGACGCCTGAGAAACTAGATACTGCCTTCTACCAGGAAGTCATCGCCGAGATCCGCAATGGCGGCGTCGCCGCCTTGCATCACTACCTGCTCAATGTCCCGCTGGGCGATTTCAGCAACGGTTCGCTGCCGCCGAAGACCGCAGCCAAAGATGAGCTGATAGGGCTTGGCCTGGACAGCCCGCTGCGATTTACCGACGAGCTCGAGGCCGGCTTCATCGACGGCTTGCTGCCGCGGCCGGCACCGTCCAGAGAGTGGTACGAAGCCTACAAGATCTGGTGCCACCGTGATGGCGTGAGAGCTGCGCCAATGAATAAGTTCCTAAATGCGATCGAGCGCAAGCGAGGAATCCAGTCACCCCACAAGCGCTACCTAATCAACCAGCAGGTGTTGGGTCCACACAGCATGCTCATGCTGGGTAAGACGGACCACGGTGAAGTGAGCGAACGGATATTCCTGGGTGACGAAACCATCACCTTCAGGGCCGCGCTGAACGATTACCGGGGCAAGGCATGAGTATGGTTGTCGAGCATGTCGACCATCGGTTGCAATTTGTCGACCATGGTGTCGAGGTTGAAAGCCTTGCTGTAGTTGGGTTGTCGACCATGTCGACCACCCCGCGTACGTACGTACGCGAGAGCGATTTAGGATTAACGCGCTCGCACATATCGCGTGCGTATAGGGCATGCTCGACATGGTCGACATGCTCGACACGTCAGGCGCGGCGGGCGTTTCGCCTGTCGAGCATGCGCTTCCGGTTGCTCGACATGGCCGACAGTCGCGCACGCGTGCGCGCATTTCCCTGTTTTGCTTCGTTCCGAAGGAATGGAAAGGGAGGGCTGTCGTGACTGAGGTCGCCAATGTAGTCAACGGTAAGCACCTGGCGCTGCTGCTCAACTGCAAGCCGTCCTACATCGTCGAGCTGAAGAAGCTGGGCCGCGTGGTGGTGACGGAAGACGGCAAGGGCTACCTGGCCGCCGAATCGGTTGCGCTGTTCGAAGCCACCCGCGACCCCAGCCGTGCCGGCGTCACCGCCCGCCACGCCGCCAAGCGGGCCGCCGCCGCGCCCACCACCACCCCGGACGATGCGGACGGCGACGATGAGCCGCCGGAGCCGCCCACGGGCGACGCCAAGCGCAAGGCGAAGGCGCTGGCCGACAAGGCCGAGTGGGACGCCCGCGTGGCCGAGCGTGACTACCTCATCAGCGCCGGCAAGCTGCTGGATGCCGGCGAGGTCGACCGCGCCCTGGCCGCCGCCGGCACCACGCTGCGCACCGCGCTGGAACGCATGGTCGACGTGATGGCGCCGCAGCTGGCCGCGCAGTCCGATGAAGCCAAGTGCCGCAGCCTGCTGTGGGATGAAGTGGCGCATGCGCTTGAAGACATCTCACGCACGTTCCGAAACGTTGCCAAGGTGGAGGGAGCATGACAACCAAATCAAAACCACGTGTTCGTTGGTCCTGGCGCTTGAACTGCTGGATGCGTTGGCCCCCCGCGCTTTTCCTGACGGCTCCGCGCTACGAAACAACGGGCGGAGTAGCCGGACTGAGGCCTGGCGAAATCCCCGCAATAATCTCCGCAGGCGGAAAGCTCAAGTGATCCCCGCCGCCGCCCCCCGCGTCGCCGCGGTCCTTGCGCGATCGCTGCAGCCGCGCAAGCCGCTGTCGGTGTCGCAGTGGGCGGATGAGAACCGCTTCCTGTCCAGCAAGGGCAGCGCGGTGCCAGGGCGTTGGGTGACGGATCGCAACCCGCCGCTGCGCGAGCCGATGGACTGCATGTCCGCACGCAACCCCGTGCGCGACGCCGTGTGCATGTTCCCCATCCAGTTCGGCAAGACCGAGATCGCCAGCAACACCGTTGGCTACACCATGGACTACGATCCGGGCCCGATCATGGTGTGCCTGCCCGGCGAAGTGTCCATGAACAAATGGGTCGCGCAGAAGCTCAACCCCATGCTGGAAGAATCGCCGGCCGTGCATCGCTCGCTCACCAGCGTGGCCAGCCGCGACAGCGCCAACCAGCGCACGTTCAAAGACTTCGCCGGCGGGCAGCTGTACCTGGAACACGCCGGCAGCCCGAAGCGCCTCAAGTCCACCACCGTCAAGAAACTGGTGGTCGACGAAATCGACGAATTCCCCGAAGTACTCAGCACCGGCGATGACCCGCTGAAGATGCTGGAAGGCCGCACGTCTGCGTTCCCCAGCAGCTACAAGCGCCTCTACATCAGCACGCCTGGCATCACCGGTATCAGCCGTATCGAAAAGCTGTACCTCAAGTCAGACCAGCGCCGCTACCACGTGCCGTGCCCGGATTGCGGCCACATGCAATCGCTGGAGTGGAGCGGCCTGCAGTGGTCGCCCGATGCGCGCCACGTCTGGTACGTGTGCCGCGAGTGCGGCGTCTGCATCGAGGAACACCACAAGACCGCGATGATCGCTGCCGGTCGCTGGGTGGCGAAGAACCCGGACGCCGAGATCCGCGGCTACACCATCAACTGCCTGTACTACCAGTTCGGCCTGGGCCCACGCTGGGTGGACCTGGTACGCGAATGGCTGGAAGCGCAGAACGATCCGGCAAGCCTGAAAACCTTCATCAACGACCGCCTCGCCGAGACGTGGGAAGACCCGGCCATGCGTGCGGTCAAGCACAACATCGTCGCCGATCGCGCCGAGCCCTACCGCCTGCGCACGGCGGTGTCGCAGGTGCTGGCCATCACGGCCGGCATCGACACGCAGGACAACCGACTGGCCGTCCACATCATCGGTTGGGGCAGAGGCATGGCGGCGTGGACTATCGACTACGTTGAGCTGCCAGGCGATCCGGCCGACGACGGTGTGTGGGTGCAGCTGACTGATCTGCTCAATCGCCCCATCGAGCGTGTCGACGGTGGCAGCATGCGGATCCTCGCTGCCGCGATTGACGCCGGCGGCCACCGCACCGAAGCCGTGAAGCACTACGTTCGGCAACGCATGATCACGCGTCCGATGGCGATCTTTGGCGCCGTGCCCAACAACGCGCCCCTCCTTTCTAAGGGAAAGGTGGTCGACGTGAATTGGCGTGGACGCACCGACAAGCGCGGCATCACCATCTACCACGTGGGCACGGTGGCGGCTAAGCACTATCTCTACAGCCGGTTGGGTAGTGACGCGGACAAGCAGGTCGAGGCGCGTCTACTGCATTTCAGCGAGGAATTGCCGCGTGAGTTCTTCCCAGGCCTGGTGTCGGAAATCTACAACCCGGTGAAGAATCGCTTCGAAAAGCGGGTCACGCGTAACGAGCCGCTGGATACGTGGGTCTATGCGTATGCCGCCACACACCACCCAGAACTTCGCATGCACCGCTACACAAAGGCCGACTGGGATGCTCTGGAAGCACGCGTCGCTCAGTCGGTGGCGGTGAATTTGGATTCCCGTGAAACATTGCCCGCGCCCGTTCAAGAAAAGGCAGCCACGGAGGATTCCCATGAAACACCGAAGGCGAAGCCAGCAGCACCGGCATCGCCCAACTGGAAGCGCCGCTGGTGAGCCGCAATACCGTCCGCCGCAAGGTGCGCGTCGAGGAGCTCACAGATGAGCTGGCCGTGGGTGCAGCCATGCGGTTGCGCTGCGAAAGCGATGACATCCACGCCATCGTCCAGGCGGTTGTCAGCTACCTGATGGATGAGTACCCGGCGCAGGAGCTCTACATCCCGGCGCACGTGGCGTACCCGATCGAGCAGCTGCGTGCCGAGATCCAGCAGGGAAAGTCCATCCGCTCAATCTGCAAAAAACACCGAATCGACCGGCGCACCCTGTACCGAGTGATCGGGGACGGTTGAGGGTGCGGGAGTTTCCCCGAGAACTCCCGCACTCGACCTGAAACGATGTGCTCATGCGCATCGCCCTATCCATCTGCTCTTCCTGACATGGCTTACACCCAAGCCGATCTGGACGCGCTCGACCGGGCCATCACCAGCAGCACGCTGGAGGTGCAGTACGCTGATCGTCGCGTGCGCTACCGGACCATGGACGAACTACTCAGTGCGCGGCGTCACGTGGCCGAGCAGCTCTCAAGTGTTCAGGGCAGGACCAGCTTCCGCCGCTACAACTTTTCAACGGCGAGGGGCGATTAGTGGGATCGTCCGTCACATTCCTGGATCGCGTGATCGGATGGTGGAACCCTGATTCCGGCCTTCGCCGTAGCCGTGCCCGCGCATTGCTTGCCCGCGCCTACGAAGGCGCAATGCGCACCGATGGCTGGCGCCCACGCCGCGCTGGTGCCAGCGCCAACGCCGATCATGCCGCCGATGGGCGGGAGCTGCGTATCCGTGCCCGCTCTCTGGCGCAGAACGTTCCCTACGTCGCAAGCGGTATCCAGGCGCTGGTCAGCGCAACCATCGGCACCGGCATCGAGCCTCGATTCGACGGCGATGGCGCTGAAGTGCTCAATCCCCTATGGACAAGCTGGGCGAAGGTGGCGGATGCCGACGCCATTTTCGACATGTATGGATTGCAGGCCGCTGCCTATCGGGCCATGGAACAGGACGGTGAGGTTCTGGTTCGGCGCCGCACGAGGCGCCCCGATGACAATCTTCCCGTTCCCTTGCAAGTGCAGCTGCTGGAAATCGACTGGCTGGACAGCGCAAAGACTGGCAAGTCCCCTACGGGCAACGACATCATCAGCGGTATCGAATATGACGGCCTGGGCAAGCCATTTGCATATTGGCTGTTCGACAGCCACCCAGGCGAATTCATGCGCCGGGGCACTCGCGTTACTAGCGCACCGGTAGCAGCGAAAGACATCATCCATCTGTTTGCGCCAACCCGCCCAGGGCAGGGTCGTGGCATCACGCGGTTGGCATCCATCATCGCTCGCGTCCGCGACATGATGCTGTACGAAGACGCCGAGCTGCAGCGCAAGAATCTTGAGACTCGCCTGGGCATGATCGTTTCGGGCGACGCCAGCGTCATGGAAGGTCCGATCCAATTCGGCACGCCATCCACGTCTGGATCCGATGGCAGCTCAAGCACCTACGGCGACGTCGGTCAGCTGCCAAGCGGTGGCATTTCAGAGGTGCGTCCAGGTGTAAACCTTACTGCCATCGAACCTAAGCCTGCGGGCGGTTACGTGGAATACATGAAGTTCGGCTTGCATCTGATTGCGGCCGGCATCGGTGTTCCGTACGAAGCCATGACTGGCGACATGGTGGAAGTCAATTTCTCAAGTGCCCGCATTCGCCAGATTGACTTCCGTCGCGATACCGAACAGCGCCAGTGGTTAGTGGTGATCCCGCGTCTGTGCGATCGCATCTGCGACTGGTTCATCGAGTCAGCAGTGCTTGCCGGGAAAGTGCAGCGCAGCGCCAAGCGCA